CTTGGTTCAGCTTCTTTTGTTCCTTTCATGCAGTTATCTCCTGGTGACCGCAGAGCCATCATTGAAGACTTGCTAGATATACAAATCTTCTCGTCTATGAATAGTGTTGTTAAAGATAAAATGGCTGAGTTCAAAGAAGAACTATCGAAAGTTAAGTATGCCATATCTTTAGCACAAGAAAAGATTAACCTTCAAAAGCAAAATATTGAAGAACATAAACTGGCCAATGAAGAAGAAGTTCAACGTAAACGTGATGAAATTGAGACCAATCAATCACAGTTGGAACAATTAACTTTGGATAATGAAAAGATTCAAAAACACATTGACATATTGTCTAAACAAATAGGTAACGAAAAGACTTCTTTGGAAGCTAAATCCAAAAAGTTATTACAACTCGAAACCAAGGTTGAAAACAATATTAAAAAGAATGAAAAGGATGTGACCTTCTATGAATCAAATGATAACTGTCCAACTTGTAAACACCCACTTGAGGAGTCCTTCAAACAACTCCAAATCACCGAGCGAAAAGAAAAACTCACACAACAAAAAACGGGTCTTAAGGAAATTGAGAATGAAATCCAAAAACTCTCAGAACGAATGGCAGAAATTGCATCCGTAATAGACAATGTTTCTAAACATAACTCACAGATTGTTGCCAATAATTCCACAATAACTTCTATTAGGAAATATATTGACAAGTTAAACCGTGAGATTAAAGAGTTATCTTCCAAGAAAATGAATTTGGAAGAAGACAATAAGAAATTAATTGAGTTGAAAGCCGAATTGGTTGAATTAAATACAACACATGAGTCATTGTCAACCGAAAGAATGTATTATGATTTTGCTGCCAACCTATTAAAAGATACAGGCATCAAAACAAAAATCATTAAACAGTACTTACCAATCATGAATAAATTGATTAATAAGTACTTAACGGCAATGGACTTCTTTGTTAACTTTAATATTGATGAGAACTTCAATGAAACAATTAAGAGTAGGCATCGTGACGAGTTTTCTTATGCTAATTTTTCCGAAGGAGAAAAACAAAAAATAGATTTGGCATTACTATTTACTTGGCGCCAAATTGCTAAATTGAAAAACTCTACGAATACTAATTTGTTAATATTGGATGAGATATTTGATAGTAGTTTAGATGGTGCTTCGGTAGAATTGTTGATGGGACTGTTGAATGAACTATCACAAGATACCAATGTATTTGTTATCAGCCATAAATCAGACCAACTATTTGACAAATTTAGGTCCGTAATTAAATTTACTAAAAAAAATAATTTTTCTATAATTGAAAATAATAAAATTACTAAATAAATAGTAACGACAACTCATTTTCAATTATGAAACCTTATAAAGTATATGAAATAATAAACAAAATCAATGGCCATAACTACATTGGGTATACAAAATTAACATTAACTGAACGTTTTTGTTTGCATAAAAACGCAAAAACCACTCGTATGCCTGTTGTTTCAGCCATAAAAAAATATGGTGCTGTTAATTTCATTATAAAATTATGTGCTGAGTTTGATACCAAACAGGAAGCTATTAATTATGAAATTAACAAAATATTGGAGTTGAAACCCACTTACAACGTACATTCCGGTGGCACAGGAGGACCAATGTATGGACCAATGAATGGAATGTTTGGTAAAAAACACACACAAAAATGGATTGATGAAAAACGAATTAGTATGTTGGGCGAGAAAAATCCCATGTTTAATAAAACACATTCCGATAATACAAAAAAAATATTATCTGAACTTAAACAAGGAAATGTTCCATGGAATAAAGGTCTAAGTGGAATATATTCTAAAGATTCTTTGTTAAAAATGAAACAACCAAAAACCGAAGAACATAAAAACAAGCTAAAGAAAACCTATCAATTCGTTTCTCCTGCCGGCGAATTGATATTGGTAACAGGATTAACACAATTCTGTTTAGAAAATGAGTTGAATAAAGGCGCTATGTCCGAATTATGGTCTGGCAAACGTAAAAATTATAAAGGATGGACAAAATGAGTGAAGTGATTACATTTAATACTGAAGAAGCAGCAAAAGTAACGGCAACTCCTGTTGAAGTTAAAACTTTTAAATTGGTATCAGAAGATGATCCTATTCTTAGAGAAGTTTTACCTGAATTTGATTTCGCCAATCCATCGATAAATCCAAATGAGTTTGCTTCTACTCTTGTAGAAACATGTAAGAAACATGATGGTTATGGACTATCAGCCAATCAATGTGGTTTTAAACACCGAGTATTCGTTGTCGGTGCTGGTGATGATTATGTGGCATTTTTTAATCCAAAAATTGTGGAAACTAAAGGTGAGGTACATATGATGGAAGGATGCCTTTCTTTTCCATTGTTAGGTTTACACATTACCAGACCAGCTGAATTGGTAATTGAATATCAGGACTTTACCGGTGAAACTAAATCCGGACATTATGTTGGTATGACTGCTCGTTGTATCCTCCATGAGCTTGACCACATGAACGGAATAGTGTATACTAGCAAAGCGAAACCACTAGCTTTGCAAAGTGGTATGAAGAAACGTAATAAAGTTATGAAAATGGTGAAAAAAATCAATGGCAAAAAGTAAAACAACAATTAGTACACTCTTTGGCGAAGAAGAGGTTTATGTCACTACCAAAAAAGTTCCTCCTCTAGAAGAACAATGGGAAATTTGGCAAAATATGAATCGACCAAATTCATTCAAGTCTATTGATGAAAATGAATTAAAAGAAATATTACTTAAAGATTTAACTTATGCATCTCAGATGGATGTTCGTGAATATACTTTGTATCAAAAATGGAATGAAGTACATGAAAAATATCCAACCATTAAAAGAAACACTTTTGATGGAAGCAGTGAGATTCAGTTAGTTGATTCAAAACATGAGAATGATATTAAAGAAATTAAAGAAAACATTTGGGTACCAGAAAGTCCAGATGATTATGCCAATCTACAACCTACGATGATTTTATCCAATGGTCCTTTGGCTGACAAATGGAATACTCTTAGAACTTTCTCCTCAACAATGAAGAACAATTCTAATATTGGTCGTAATCTATATTACACGGTGATGGATAAAGTGACACAAAAGTATCTTGGTGTTATTTGTATATCGTCTGACTTCTTGGATCTCACTCCAAGAGACAATCACATTGGTTGGCCTAAGACAGTCAAGACTCAAGGCAACATGATTAACCATACGGCTATTGGTTCTACGATTGTTCCATTACAACCACTTGGTTTTAATTATATGGGTGGCAAATTACTTGCCTTATTATGTTTATCTGATACAGTACAGAATGATTGGAAAAGACAATATGAAGACACGCTTGTTGGTGTTACTACCACTTCTTTATATGGCAACACTAAAGCCGGTGGCCTTTCTCAGTATGATGGTCTTGATTACTGGAATCCTATGGGTTTCACATCTGGATCCGTAGCATTTGATCCTTCAAAACAAACTATGAAAATGGTCTTTGATTGGATTAAAGAAAACCACACACGCAAATACTTTGAGTGGTGGGAAGCCAAAAAGGAGACTGGTCTGCCTTTCAAACGTGACCATAAAAACCGTTCATTACATTTTGCTTATAGTAAATTAAAAATACCTAAAAACTTAATTCGTTGTGAACATGCTCGTGGAATTTATTTCTCTCCTTTATATAACAATACTTGTGAATATTTAAGAAAAGAAATAGGAGAAGACCAGCTGGTTAAATCCTTTGACACGAGCGAGGAAGCTTTGACAAACATCTGGAAAACCAAGTTTGCCAAAGGTCGTATATCAATGCTAAAGAAGAAGAACAAAGTATCCACGGAATCTTTGTTTTACGATGACTTGATATACATGTCTTGGCAAGAAACCAAGGCAAAATATTTACCGCAAGTTGGTAGATAAACAAGTATACCGCAAGGATGCTTGACAAGTGTACTATATAATTGTATAATACACACATCTCATAATGATGTGAGATTTTTTTGAAACTTTATTATTAGGAGTCCTTATGACTAAATTATCCGCCAAGCAAAAAATGTTGAACGCTCTCAAGCAAACTGAAGGTTACAATACATTCACAGTTGCTCAGGCACAAAGACGTTTCGGCGTTAGCAATATTGCTGCTCGTATCGAGGAACTTCGTAAAGAAGGCCACGTTATCTATACTAACACTAAGCGCAATGCTAATGGTGTTAAAGTTGCTTCGTATCGTCTTGGTACACCAACAAAAGCCATGGTTCGTACAGCACTTATGGCTGGTTACAACTATAATGCCTAATCCTTTGGCGTGACATTTGTGAGGAGTCCATCGAAAGGTGGCTCCTTTTTTTTATTTTATTATGGAGTTTAGATGGAAATTTCAATCAAAAAAGAAGACCTACAAACAAAAAGTATCTTTGTAGCCACTCCAATGTACGGTGGTATGAACCACGGTCTCTATGCAAAGGCCTGTCTAGACTTACAAGCCATTTGTATTCAATATGGTGTGAACATCAAGTTCTCTTTCCTATTCAACGAATCTCTTATCACAAGAGCTCGTAACTATCTTGTAGATGAATTTATTCACCGTTCTGAGTGTACTCATCTATTATTCTTAGATTCGGATATTCACTTTGATCCAAGAGATGTAATTGCCTTGTTAGCACTTGATAAAGATGTTATTGGTGGTCCTTATCCTAAGAAAGCTATCAAGTGGCGTTCAGTTAAGAAAGCTCTTGAAAAGAATCCAGATATGGAAGCACAAGATTTGGAGAAAGTTACTGGTGATTATGTGTTTAATCCTGTTAAAGGCACAGCACAGTTTACAGTCACAGAACCTTTAGAAGTTATGGAAATCGGTACTGGTTACATGATGGTTAAACGTGAAGTTTTCCCTAAAATGGAAGCTGCTTACCCGATGATTCGTTACAAACCAGACCACGTTGGCCAAGCCAACTTTGATGGCTCACGTTACATTCAGGCTTTCTTTGATACTGTTATTGATTCTAAAGATTCGATTACTGGTGGTGGTTCTGACCGTTACCTAAGTGAAGATTATATGTTCTGTCAAATGTGGCGTAAGATTGATGGTAAAATCTTCTTGTGTCCTTGGATGAGAACAGACCATATCGGTACATATCACTTCAAAGGAGATATGCCTGCTGTTGCTAATTTTGTCGGAGAAATGTGATGTCAGAAGCGAACTGGTCCGTAGAAAATGATAAAACAGGAAATGGTTTTAAAATTTTCAGAGATGAGGTCTTAGAATCGCAAACTGCCACAACAGGTGGTCGTAAGTTTGATGGTAATAAACTAGAATATGGTTTGTTACCACCATTAGCACTAAAAGCCACAGTTGAGGTGTTGACAATTGGTGCTCAGAAATATGAGCGAGATAACTGGAAAATAGTTCCTGATTCTAAGCGTAGGTACTTTGATGCAATGCAAAGACATCTGTGGGCTTGGAAAGAAGGTGAACAAAATGATTCAGAAACTGGTAAGAATCATCTGGCCCACGCTATGTGTTGCTTGATGTTTTTGTATGAACATGATATAATGTATTCTTTAAATGATGGAGATGTGAAATGAAACTTAACAATGATACCCTAACAGTACTGAAGAACTTTTCTGCCATTAATGGCAACCTAGAGTTCAAAGCTGGTAAAGAAATTAAAACAATTTCTACTACTAAAACCGTGATGGCAAAAGCCACACTAACAGATGAATTCCCACAGGACTTCTGTGTGTATGACTTGAACCAGTTCTTATCGGTTTATTCTCTACACAAAGATTCCGATATTGACTTTGATGATGTCAATGTTATCTTTAAGAGTGGTCGTTCTAAAATCAAGTATCGTAAAGCTGATAAGATTAATATCGTAACAGCACCAGATAGAGATTTGGTTTTGCCTTCTGTTGAAGTATCTTTCTCCTTGTCTGAAACCGATTTGGCAGACTTGTTAAAGAGTGCTTCTGTTCTACAATCACAACATATCATTGTTGAATCTGATGGTGAAAAGGTGCATATTACGGCTTGTTCTATTCAACAAAACGGACAACATTCAGAGAACACCAATTCTATTGAAGTTGGTGATGGTAATGGAAGTGTTTATTCTGCCACATTCTTGACTGAAAACTTCAAGATGATTCCTGGTTCATACGATGTGGAAATTTCATCCAAAGGTATGGCATCATTCAAAAATACTAAGCAACCAATTCAATATTGGATTGCCATTGAAGCAAAACATTCTACATTTGCTTAATTTGATTTTTTATATTATGGAGTATTTGAATGGACCAACATATTTTGTGGGTAGAGAAGTATCGCCCAGCTAAAGTTGAAGATTGTATTTTACCTGAAGCAATCAAAACAACGTTTCAGGAATATGTAAACAGAAAAGAAATACCAAACCTGCTGCTCTCTGGATCAGCAGGTGTTGGTAAGACTACAATTGCCAAGGCCTTGTGTGAAGAAGTTGGTTGTGATTACCTAGTCATCAATGGTTCTGACGAGAATGGTGTTGATACCATTCGAGTCAAAATCAAGAGTTATGCTTCTTCAATGTCACTTCTAGGTGGCAGAAAAGTTATCATCATTGACGAGGCTGATTATCTAACAACCAATGCACAGGCTATTCTGAGAGCTTCTATTGAAGAATTCTCTGGCAATTGTTCTTTCATATTCACCTGTAATTTTAAGAATCGAATTATTGATCCGATTCATTCAAGGTGTACTGTTGTTGACTTTAAAATCAATGGTAGTAAAGCCAAGATGGCATCATCATTCTTTAAACGTGTTGAGTGGATTCTAGAACAAGAAAACATTCCTTACGAAAAAGAAGTAGTTGCAGCCATTATCACCAAGTATTTCCCTGATAATCGTAGGGTTCTTAATGAACTACAAAGATATTCTGTTGGTGGTTCTATTGACAAAGGTCTTTTGGCATCGGTTTCTGATGTTCAATTGACTGAGTTAATTAACTCACTAAAGGTCAAAGACTTTGCTGGTGCTCGTAAATGGGTCACCAACAATCTGGATAACGATCCAGTTCGTATCTTTAGAACAATGTATGACAAACTATATGAGGTGTTGAAACCCAACTCTGTACCTCAAATGGTTCTTATTCTTGCCAAGTATCAATATCAGGCAGCCTTTGCCGCTGACCATGAGATTAATCTAATGGCTTGTCTTACAGAAATCATGGTGGATTGTGAGTTCAAATGAGTCCATTCGATTATGTGGACTTAATTCTACACAAAAAGAAAGAAGACGATGACCTAGAATTTGGAGATTATGCTCCTTTTCTNGTGAATCGTTCTTTNTCCTATCACTTGGATTGTATTCTNNATGTNAATGAGATGAATATCAAACCTAACATTGATAAAGACCTTCAATACCGCTATCTTCTAAATAGTATTAGACCNATGAAACGGAAGTTCGAGCCGTGGCAGAAATCATTGGTGGACAAAGATATCCAGTGTGTTAAAGAGTTTTTTGGTTATTCCAACCAGAAAGCTAAAGATGCGTTGAGTATTTTGACCGATGAACAAATCGCTGATATAAAAATAAGAATAGACAAAGGCGGAGTGAAGAAGTTATGATTGATATAAAAGATTTGGTTGAAATTACCTTAGGTCAGGAAGATGATTTTCTTAAAGTAAGAGAAACATTAACTAGGATTGGTGTCGCTTCTAAAAAGGACAGAACACTATACCAATCTTGCCATATCCTCCATAAAAAAGGACAATATTATGTGGTTCATTTCAAGGAACTATTCGCACTTGATGGCAAACCCACCGACATTACCGAAAACGACTTATCTCGTAGGAATGCTATTGTTAAGTTATTGGAGGATTGGGAATTGGTTAAAGTTGTTCGGAAAGAACAAATAGAGACACCAGCCCCTATTTTCTTGTCACAGATTAAGATTCTGTCACACAAGGAAAAGAAAGATTGGCAACTTGTACCAAAATATAATATCGGTAAGAAGCCTCAATCAGTATAAATACTAATATGATTATGTGCCGTGCTCTCTGAGGCGGCAATTTTATTAACCTCGCTTATTTAAGGAGTCTATTATGACAAGCTTACTATTTCCAAAATTGGATAACCTATACGCCAACATGATTGGGTTTGATGAGACTATTGGTATGTTAAAGGCAGCCGCCAATGACGTAGCCAAATATGCTCCAACTTACCCACCATACAATATCAAACAAGTCAAAGATAACAAGTACGTCATTGAGATGGCAGTTGCTGGTTTCACTAAGGCTGATATTGAGATTACTATGGAAGGTAACAAAATGGTTATCAAAGGTTCTGCCAAGGACGATGACGACCAAACTTACTTACACAAAGGAATCGCTAACCGTGCTTTTGAAAGAGCATTCACACTTAAAGATACCATTGAAATTAAAGATGCCGAACTGGCAAATGGTATGTTAAAAGTTTGGTTAGAAAACATGGTAAAGGCTCAAGATGCTATCAAAAAAATCGGTATCAAAACTAGAGACTAATTGGTGGCCCGTTTCAGACGAGGAATGGGATAGATTAAACTATCCTGAGAAATTCAAAAATAAATGAAATACTTAATCAAAGGCATCACCTCGGAAGGTAAAACTTTTAGGCCAAGTGATTGGTCGGAAAGACTTTGTTCCGTGTTGTCCTATTGTACACCAGTTAAGAAGACCGTCTCCAATGCGCCAGGATACTCTCCATATGTCAAACCAGTCATGGTTGATGATGTTAGATGCGTATTGGTAGACTCTAAACTGGTGGATGTAGAACCAAGAGCCTTGGATTTTGTATTGAATTTTGCCGAGGATAATGACTTAATTGTAATTGAGGATTACCAAAAAGTGGTAAACATCCGAGAATTCATGGTTGCCTAAAAACAACTTGTGGTAATTATCTTAAGGGGCCTCTTGACAGGCCCCTTTTTTTGTCTTATAATATAGTTTTATTATGGAGAATGTGATGATTCTAGACAAGCATTTTGAAAAATTAAACAAACGACCTTTTGATCCATCCAACAAAGCGGATCTGGCCATCTTTAAAGAGTTCTTGGAGACTGGTCGTTGGGGTCTTAACGGATGTCCTTTTCTTTTGACTTGGCCTTATTTGACCATTCCTGATATGATTAAGGACAAAGTTACCAAACATGTACTCAAAGTTGAGGCTTGATGAAACCCAAGTTTATTCGTTATTACATGGACATTGCCAAGCGTACGGCTGAATTAAGTTCAGCTAAACGCCTACAGGTTGGTGCTATCATTGTTAAGAATGACCGTATCGTGTCGATTGGATACAATGGTACTCCATCCGGTTGGACCAATGTTTGTGAAGATGAAAACTATAAAACCAAAATTGAAGTTATTCACGCTGAAGCCAATGCAATTGCTAAGTTGGCAAGGTCTACGGAGTCTGGAGAAGGCGCTGTCATGTTTTTGACACACGCACCTTGTATGGATTGTGCTAAGCAGATATACACAGCTGGCATCCGTAAAGTGTTTTTTGACAGTCATTATCGTTCTACGGATGGAGTTGTGTTTCTCAACAACTGCAACCTGGAGGTAGAACAAGTAAATGAAACATTGGAAACAAATAGTCACTTACAGTAAGTATATGATTTGTCTAGTGATTTTTGTATGGAAGATGTGGAAAGAATACTTAAACAATAAATAGCAAGGAGTCATCATCGGGTCAACTAATTAAAGGAGATTAAATGAGATTAAAAGTAGTTAATTGTCCCGATAAAGATTTCAAACCTATTGTAGAAAGAGCAGCTTCTTTCTTTGCCAAAGAATTAATACCCAATACTAGAGTCCGTAACCATTGTTTTACCAAGATTAGATTCAATGCTAAAATTTTGGAATATGGTTATGCCAGTGTGGAAGACTATAACACAAGAAACCAGCCAAGAGAATTTCTAATAGAGATTCATCCAGGTATTGGTGCCAGAGATATATTGTCAACCATAGCACATGAGATGGTTCACATTAAACAATATATTGATGGTGAGTTAAATGAAGAAATGTCTTACTGGAAAGGTAAGAGAGTAGATTCGGATAAAATGGAATATTGGTATTCACCATGGGAAGTAGACGCCAATGGATATGAAGTTGGTTTGATAACCAAGTTTGCCGTTGCTGAATGTCTTTGGGAAGTCTTAGATGGATTTAAAAATCCAGCAACTCCTATAGTTTCTATACCAATAAAATGGAAAAAGAGAAAATAAACGCCTATATACTAACATGAATAACATAAAACACTCCTTTAATCAGCCGATGCACCACACAGAGTCAATTTGTGGTGATACGCTGTGGCTCGTCAAAGGGGTTTGTACCTGTTAGAATATAAAAGTTAAAACAAAAGTACTACAAACCCCACCCTAAAAAGTGGGGTTTTTTGTTGTCCGAATACAACACCAGTATTGACAAAGGTCATCGAATCATATACAATACACACTTGTTCTTTAAAAAATTAGATTGTATTTTACCCTCTTCGCCAAGCTGGTAAGGCATCGGATTTTGATTCCGACATGCGGTGGTTCGAGTCCATCAGGGGGTGCCATATAAAAACACATTAGAGATAAGCAGGAACCTGTGGCCACGGGGTCGCCTCGTCTAGTGTGTTTCTATATGACAATGGAAGATAATGCAGCTGGGTAGGCCGGCGACCAGCCTTGAAAACTGGGTTCTGAGAAATCGGATGGGGTTCGACTCCTCTGTCTTCCGCCAATTAAAAGGAGAATATTATGCCAAGTGTATTTCTTGTAAGTGACACACACTTCGGTCACGCTGGAGTGTGTCGTTTCACTGGTAAAGATGGAGTTACAAAGCTTAGGCCATGGGAAAATCCAGATGAGATGGATGAAGAAATGGTAAAGCGTTGGAACGAAAGAGTAAAGCCAACTGATAAAGTTTATCATCTTGGTGATGTGGTGATTAATCGTAAAGCTCTTAGCATTATGCGGAGGCTTAACGGAGATAAAGTTCTTATTCGTGGTAACCATGATATCTTTAGAGATGATGATTATCGTGTACACTTCCGTGAGTTGCGAGCTTACCATGTGATGTCAGGTATGATCTTGAGTCACATTCCCTTGCATACAGAATCGTTGGGTCGTTTTGGCACCAACATTCATGGTCATACACATGACAGGCGTGTAATGATTGGTGATGAAATTGATATCAGATACCATTGTGTATGTGTGGAACAAACAGACTACACTCCTATTCTTTTTGAAGATGTTGTGAAACGTATTCAAGCAGAAGGTGGTGAAGTTGATTTCAGACAGCATGGAAATAGAGCCATGTAGGAGATTTGGCCGAGAGGTCTAAGGCAGCAGGTTGCTAACCTGTCGTATTGAGTAATCAGTACCGTGAGTTCGAATCTCACAGTCTCCGCCAGTTAAGGTTAGGTGCCAGAGCGGTCCAATGGAACAGTCTGCAAAACTGTAAAATCGTGGGTTCAAATCCCACTCTAACCTCCATTTATTATAAATGTAATACTTTAGTATTATGTTGTGTATATGTAATGTTGTAAAAATACAACAAAATACCAGTTGACAACCACCGTGGTTGTGTTATACTTGATTCTTCGGTTGAGAAATTAACTGGAGAATAAAAAAAACAGAAGTGTTGTTTAATTACAACAGACTGGTTGACAAAAGAACCAAATCTGTTATAATTGATTCTTCAGTTGAGAAATTGATTGAAAAAAGAAGTTGTAGAAATACAACAAACTGGTTGACAAAGAATTTGGTTGTGTTACAATACACTCCTGTTCTAAAAAAAAGGAGAAAAACTTGGGTTGTTCAAAATGTAAATTCTGGCATTGGCCTTCAAATTATACAAAAGGCACTCCATGTGATCCTAAATTCATTCCTGTTCCAGTAAAAACGGAATAGAAAACAAAAAAGAGTGTTGTCATCGTACAACACTCTGATTGACAAAGGTAATTACCTATGTTATAATTGTTCTTTAAACAGTAAATGCTCCGTTCGTCTATCGGTTAGGACGCTGCCCTTTCAAGGCGGAAAGACCAGTTCGATTCTGGTACGGAGTACCATACTAAAATACATTAGGTTACCAACT